ACCACTAGGTAACTCGATCTCATTCTGATCATTACTATCACCATCAACATCATCATCATTCACCCAACTATATACACCAGAACCATCCGTGCTTAATATCTGTCCACTACTACCACCACTAGGCAACTCAATCTCATTCTGATCATTACTATCACCATCAACATCATCATCATTCACCCACGTATATACACCCGATCCATTTGTACTTAATATCTGTCCATTTGATCCACCACTAGGTAACTCGATCTCATTCTGGTCATTACTATCACCATCAGAAACATCAATCCAATCGGTAATATTTTCTAAATCATCCCATTCTAAAATATTTAAATCGCTGTAAGTTAAAAATTGACCACTACCACCACCAGACGGTAACTCAATCTCATTCTGATCATCACTATCACCATCAGAAATATCAATATTATCCCACTTTGGCCCTGCCGTTGTCCACGTCAACACTTCGTCAGTTCCACCAGTGCCACCAGTAACATCTTGCAAATGATCTGTCAAATCTAAAACACCATTTATTCTAATAGAATCATTGGCAAAGTCACCCCAAATTAAAGGTGTTTCTGTACTTGAATTTGAAATATACAGCAAATCATCTCCATTAGCATTAAAACCCGAACTTTTGCCTATAAAAACACAATCATTACCCTCATGGAACAATCCTGCACTTGATCCAATTATGGTATTACCATAAGAATCTAACTGTGATAGTCTTTTAACTGCATGACCAACAAAAACATTATCGTCGCCCGCTTCCGTGAAATACGCTGCACCTCTGCCAACAAAAACGTTTCTATTAGAATTTAGCATTTTACGCCCACAATCATCTCCAACAATTGTGTTGAAGTCTCCCAATAATAAATCTCTAAAGCTCCCATTTCCTATTGTAACATTCCTTTGAGTTGTCCCACTTGCCGAAAGCATTGCAAAACGACCAAGTATAATATTTCTGCTTGACGTCTGTAAACTTGCACCCGCTTGCGCGCCAATACATATATTTTGACTCCCAGACACAATATCCTCTAACGCACCCGCCCCGATTGCAACATTTGATGAGGCAGTGGTTAAATGTTGCATTAAATCTGACCCAATATATACACCGTTATTTATATTTTGTGCTAAATAGCTTCCTAGTGTCAATGACGCGCCACTCTCTGCAGTGGTATCAATCGACAACCCACCATTAAACCGTAAACCGTTAGAAACTTCAACAATCCTCGCAGTATGTATAGTATCATCAACTGTATAAATACTCTCACCAGACGACGAACCACCGCCAGACAGCCCCAAAGAATCAACCAAATAATCTGCACTTTGATATGTCTGCTCAATGTTACCATTAACCAAACGCGTCACCACAATTTGATCAACTGAATCTGCAGACATTTCATATAAATTAATGCCGCCACTTTGACCACTCAAACTAAATGAAAAGAGAAAAAGAAACACTAAAGAAAATAGTTTTGTTATCTGTACCATAATGAAATTTTGTTTTAAAAAATGATTTTTTTTAATAGAAATTATACTTTTAAAATTCTCACATCAATATCAGCTCCACGCATGTTAGTTTTAAATATTATCTCATTGGTTACATTGTCGATTTTAAAATGATTTCGCTTTGTGAGTGATGGATTATATCTGAAATTAGAACCTACAATCACTTTAACACGTCGTCTAATTTCATCAATGGTTAACACCGCCGTACTTGGTAATGTGGCAACCGTTAATAAAATTCTATCTGTCTGGACATCATCAAAATACTCCTCCACAACATTATTAATCGTCAATCCCTTTTCACCTATATATTTAGGCTCAGTTGTCAACACACTTGTTTCAATCCAATTATGAGTAAATGTATGCGACTCAATATTCAAAACCGTATCACCCACAAATCCATCTGCAGACAGCACAAAAGTTTCTTTCTTACCTGAACCATCTAAAATCAAAATTGAATCCCCCTTGTAAACCTTAGAAGTCAAAGCATTAGTTGTAAGCGTTGTTTTTACATCACCCGTTGCGATTGGAGTCGCTATCCTTGATATCTCTGGAAACTGCGCAGAAACCTTGTAAACAGATTGATTTGATTTTACTACGGGTTGTTCAGTATATTCTTTTTGTGTAATAATAGGCCCAATCTCAGAAACTGGATAATTTGGAAAACCCGTCTGTAATAAATCCAAATCCGCATCTACAACCTCATACCATTGTCCAGAAATAACATCACCCCTTGTATTATACTCAATCGTCATAAAAGCATAAACCTTACCTCTATAACTTACACGCCCTGCATGATCTAGTTTATTTACAGTTGCGTCCTTATCCCATATCGACCCATTAAAAATCCTTATGTTCTTTGATCTTATGGCTGCAGCTTCTGCCAACAAAACAGACTGCAAGTTTTCACCAGTTCCGTTCCATTCTTTAGTAAGTTGTATATCACCATTCCCATCAAAATAATACATACGTTGGTCACTGTCGTAAACGTCTGGCACGTCACCCAATTGCAAATCTAATTTTTCAATTTCTGAATTATCAACGTTGCCAACTTTACGATACTCAACAGAAGACGAACCAATCAAGCCATTTAAATGTGCCACCAATCCCAAAGATTCAAAATTAGGCGTTGAAACAATTTGTGTTGTGCCTTGGTTTGTCATTGTACCATAATTGATAATAGCGCACGACTCCATTGCAATACTTATCATCCCATCAATTGTAACCGCGGGCAAATTTTCAACTCTTATATAATCCCAAAAATTATAGAAACCATCACTATATAATTTCACTTTTGAAGGCGTCAACGTCCACTCTAAAGGATTTGCAGCCTCGTCTGGTATGGTGTGTCCAAAAAGATTTGTTACGATATCACCTTTTAGATATTGATTGTCTATTTTAATGGTCATTTCATACCTTACCCAATCACTCACCCAGTAACCCAAATCAAAACGAAATATTGGCTGCTCATCTTTTTTTACCGCTAATGTAAAAGAGCTTAAAACATCACCGCTAAACAAATACACCAGATCAAACACCTCACCAAAATTATTTTGTGTAAATACAATATCCTTAGCAACGTTATTAGTACCACCACCGCTAAACTTTAGCGTATAGACTAACGGCTCAGGCTTAAAATTAAAACCGCCACCCTCTAAGGTATAGACATCATTATCATCAAAATCAACCAAGACGTCAGTAAATGTGTATTGATTAGTAACATCAACAAAACCAATGCCCGTTCTTCTAAGAATCCATAATGCATCAAATTTGTTTTTCTGCGTGTACAAATTTTGCATAAAGAAATTACCCTGCCGCATGTACAAACGAGAATTGAAACTATTTAAAACATATTCTAACGCCTTAAAACAAGTAATAAAAACGCTTGAATCATTTGCAAAGGCATACGGACTGACATAATATTGCTTCAATGGATGACTTAAAGAAGTGGGCGCACTGTCTTCTTTAAACCCCATTTTCATAAACATTAAAACCTCACTATCTGTATATAATTCTGTAACTTTTGCTTGACTAAAAGCCAATAAAATTACTTCATCCAGTGCAACCCTTTCAGGCAATCCAGCTGGATAAGTATTTGAAAAATCTAAACGGATATTTCGCATGCGACCCAGACCACAAGCCGCCAAAATGCTGATACTATAATTCTGTGCTTTATCCTCTAAGTTTAAGCCCTCTAAAATCAAAAAGCCTCTAAATATTTTTACCCTATTGGCAACATCACCACGGAAAAGCAACACTTGATTTTGTGTTTCTGTCGCCGTTTCTAAACTCACAATAAACGACTTGACATCAATACTATTCACTTCCATTCTAAAATCAACCGTCGTGGGGATGATCCGCTGAAAAATGTTTTGCCCGCCATCCATTGTAAGCGTGCAACCATCAGACCCCAAATCAAAATCATGCGCACTACCAGAATAAAGCGCGTCGTGTATTTCTACGCGAAATTGTTCGCCGCTTTCGCTTAAGTAGTCACTATATAATCTTAATGCCATAATCTAAAAAATTATCTACCCGTTACAGCGTGGCGCGTTATTTCTGCCCGTTCTGAAATCAATAAAATTTGATCACCTCTTATTGTTGCTGTTAGCTTTTGAGTGCCACCGCCATTATCCAACATTCCCTTTAGTTTTGATAGAGGCGCAATGACTTCTGGATCAACGGACGCATTTTTATTATCACCTACCAGTGCCAACGTTTCACCATATGCCAAACCACCAGACGCCAAAGCAGGCGGCACGCTCGCTAAAGTGTTTTTAATTAAACTGGAAAAAACCAATAGTGCGCCACCTATTGCAATCGCACCAATACCTGAAAAGGAAACAAAACTATTTTTAATCGCCTCTATACCTAAACCCGCTTGTATAGCCGTTTTACCTAATTGTGCCATAACAGAAGACAATACATCAAATATTCCAAAGAATGATTTTTGAAGGCCATCACCCACACTTGTGGCACTTAATATGGCTTCTGATACCTTGACACCAAAATCATCAAGCGCACTGCCCAGAACTTCATTTAAATCAACTGCAGTGCCTCTTATATCAGCTTGTAATTCCTTCATTTGATCTGCCATAAATTGTATTTGCGGCGACGCAACCGAAAAACCTTTTTCTAGCAAAGAACTTATTGCATCTTCCCAAACTTTCGTCGCCTCTGCATTACCCTTTATATCATCACCAAACAATTGCTGTTCTTTTCTTATCAACGATATCTTTTCCAATGCTTTGTCATAGATCGCAAAGTCAATAAACTGCCCCGTATCACCTTCATCAATACTGGGCGCAGTATCGCTTTGTACAGACGTTGGCAAACTAGAACCCGATATACTACTCACACCCTCAACTGCAGATTTAAAAGACTCCACAACTGCAGCCCCTGCATTTGTCCCTGCAGTTGTACCAAAATCAATGAACCGATTTAAAAAGCCCGCCACATCTTCTTGCGACACCTCGTTTAATTTTCTTGTCACCGCACTTGTTAAGCCTTCGGCCGCCGAAGCTCCCACGGTCATAGCCGTTTCTCTAACGTTTTCTACAGAATTAGCAAACCCCTCTTTTATAATATCCCCTATACTTGAAAAGTCACCCCGAAACGCCGCTTTGATAACCTTACCAATTGTCGAAAATCCTTCAAGCAAATTTTTAAAAACCAACTTTGCAGTTTCCCAGATGGCGACAAAAGTCAACCGCAAACCTTCTATACCTAGTCTGACGGTTAAAGAGTTATTATATAAGTCTATAAAACCGTTGATCACTCTGGCAATAACCCCTGTCAGATAATCAAAATTTTCAATGGCCAATGTTGTCAATACTTGGATCGCCGTCTGTGCTAATCCTAAAGGCGTTAACAAGTCAGCAAAAGACAAGTCAAGCTTACCCACTGCAGCACCTATTGCCTCAAATCCTTTTGATCCGCTATTTTTTAGATTTTGTAATGTTGTTGATAACGGCGCGAGCTTAGATATCAAACCGCCCACGGTATCAAAAACAGAAGCCGCAGACGTGTTGGCCACTTGTGATATTTGAGAAAATTGACCGATACCTTTAGCCACTGACGCAAACGCACCTGACACCTTAGAACCAAAACCTGACGCCTTACTTTTCAGTGTATCAAAAGCAGAATCTAAAATCTTTTTTGATTGTTCCACTGCATTGATAAGCTTCTGATTATCTGCTTGGATTGTTATATTTAAGCCGCCTATATTTTCCATAAATTAATCTTGATTTTTTAACTTTTCAAGTTCCTCTTTATCCCACTTTTCCCAAAGCTCCTCAACCTCTTTTGTAATTGGTTTTACATTTGGTTTTTTAGTATCATCATCAGGCAGTTTTAATATATCAGTTGGCTTGATCTTTTTGCCTTTTTTAGCATGGACATTTAAAAGCATAGCCGTTGACCATCGTGCAATTTTCCAATCATTCAACAAGCTGTCATATTCTTTTTTTGCTTGTGCTTGTGTGTACAAATAAGCCTCTCTTAATGTACATTTTTCTAACTCGGACGGTGTCAAATATTTATAAAAGTGCGCCGCTACACGATCAATAAGCGGCTTTACTTCTTTTTTGAGTTTTCAACTGTTTGAGATTCAGAAAAAACATTCATAAGATTTGTCAATATTTCTGGATCATCCGCGATTTGATCTAGTAACCACTCTTCATTTTGTGCGGACGTTAATTTCTTTTTGGCTTTACGTGCGCCATCAGATAGACCACAAAAGGCCAACTTGATTAACACACCCAGTTTCATATCCTTTGTGTTAATACTAGAGATAGAAGCCCCCGTCATATTTTCAAATTTCACAAGCGCACGGATAGAAAAACGCACTGGATATTTTTTCTTATTTATTAGAACAGTTTTCATATAAGATTTTTTTTTTGATGTGAAAAACAGCGACATACATTTCTGTACATCGCCATAACTCAATCCAATTCAAGTAATTTTTTAAGAATTTGCAGCTCTAGTGATAGCACCACTCAATACAAAACTTGCAGAATAAGACACGTTTTCATTGTCCGCTGCAGTCTTTTCAAGGCCCGTAATATAAGCAGCCGAAGACGTTGCAAAGTGTCCAGTTACTTCGTCAGAAAACTTAACAGTCAATTCTGTGCCTGCATCCCACGCTGCAAAAAGAGTTTCAAAACTTTCACCCTCAGCATAAAGCGCATTGGTTGACATTTCGCCAGACTTCTGCCCAGGCCGCACCTCTTTAAATCCCCCTGAAGCTCCTGCAGTATCTTTATGAGCTATTTCTCGCATGTCAGTTGATAAACTATAAGAACATTCAGTGGCTTTAGCAACAGCAACGCCACCAATATACACGCGTAAATTATGACCGTTTATAATATCCATAATGATTATTTATTTTATAATGATTTTAAAAAATGGTTTACTTTTTATTTTTCTTAGCAGATGTTTTTTTAATTGCAGTTGATTTCTTAATGTTTGTTTTTTTCTTTTCAAATTTCTCGACGACCTTTTCAGCAATCAACTTTTTTGCTAGATCATTAGTCAAGTTTCTTATCTCACCTTCCTTGATGGCGTGCGGCGCAATGTTATAATCTTTTAGAAATAAATATGTCATAGTAAAACTGATTTTATATTGAATTTTGTAATAATAGTATGCATTGCCAATTGCTCATTAAATTCCGATTTGGTTGTGGATTGATAAGCATGGTTTATTCTTACTTGCTCAGTGTTTTCAAGTGTGACCGTGCCGCTATAATGTTGCAAGACCTCATGCACTTTTCGATCAAGATTTAAACAATCTTCTATCGTAGGACAGACAGAAACAATTTCAATGTCAACGTCATTTATTTTAATATCATCCTTAGTGCCTGACTTATTTGCATTAGGTAAAAAAAGAAGCAACATTGGTGGCTGCTCATTTTGTGGGATATAAGACAAACTAACTTTATCACCCACTATAGCAGACACGTCAGCATCATCTAGCAAAAGTTTTATAATAGCCAGCTCAGTCATTTTAAATTTCTTTTGATATCCTTGATAATTTGATCCTTAACAACTGATTTTTTTGCATCAAACGCCTCAGCTAAAAATGGCCGCTTAGGTATAAACTTTGTCCCTTGATGCACAAACCTGAAATACTTTAATTTAGAACTTATCACCACGCCACCAGACACATCACTCATACTTAAAGACCTTCTTAATGCACCGCTTTTAAAAGGCGTTCTGCTTTTGGCTTCCGCCAATATGGCATTACCACCACGCTTTATAATCACTTGTAAGCGTTCTTTACTCAATCTTTGAGCAACCTTATCTAATTTTATATTTAGTTGTCGTGCGCTCATTACACAATGTCTACCACTAATAATTGCATTTGATCTTTACGGCCTATCTCCGCGACACCTTCAACATCATATTGAGTGCCGTTATATTCGATTCTGTTTTTAAAGTTTTCCATAGCTTCATTATATCTGATAGTCACAACATATTGTATCACAGCCACTTCCTTTGACAATATAAATTTTTCTTGATCCGTAACCTTAGTGCTAAACCTGCCCGCCCTTTCTACTTTTGCCCAGACCGTCCCGACCTCAGCAAAAACCAATATTTCTTCATTGGTTAAAGTGTTTTTTGTACTTGTCTGTGATAGCAATTTTACGCGCTTATCCATTTCACCCACTGGGACGCGGCCATCTTTTTTAATTAAGCAACCCATTAACTAAATTGTATGTTTCTGTGTGGATTTAACAAAAACTGCGAAGTCTTTACGTTCCTTGTATTGTGCGCGCAATTCCCACGGTTTTCATAACTATCTGCCACGATCAACAACAATGCCTGCACTATAGCTTCTGGTATTTCATCTACAGCCGTATAACCCGTTTTACATGTCACCACAATTTCAAAATCATCAGCCGCATCATTAAAAACAGAATTATCTTTAATTATCAAAACACCTTGGTTAGCTCTTAACTCGTATGCAGTTGTAGCCACCACTTCCAATTCCCCGTCATCATCAATATATTCGATCTTAGTAATTGACTGCACTGGCAAGATCGGCAAAGTATAAACGCGCACACATTTCGTAAATGAAAGTTGCAGCATCCTAGTAAGCAATGTTTTATTCAAGTAAGTTTCTACATAATCACGCGCAGACTTGATTAAACTATTGATAAGATCATCCTCAACAGTATGATCAATTTTGAGGTAACTCTTAACATCTGTTAAGCTCAATACCTCAGTTGCAGGCGCATCAATATATTTATATCTCATGATAGAAACTTTTAAACTGTGATTCTTACTTTACTAATTCCGCACAATTAGCCTCAATCATATCTTTGGCCATTGCTTCCATAACCTCCGCCTCATCACCAACATTATAAGCCAGACCAAATGATCCAGTAGGCGACTTAAGAAACTTTACTTTCACTTTCTTTTTGCTTGCGGCCTTTGGCGTCGCCTTTGCCGCTGTTGTCTTTTGCGTTTTTGCTTTCGCTGCAGTTGCCGTTTTTTTTGGCGCGGCTTTTTGCTTTTGTCCTTTTTTCATAATGATTTATAATTGATTTGAAATAATTTGAAAACATAAAATTTTAGATTTTTGAAAAAACCGAAAACCTAAATCAATAGGCTTACGGTTTTCCATTATTTAACTAAAAAAGTAATTATGCCAAACTGATATCTTTGCAAACAGAAAAGCTTTTGGCTTGCTTCACGCCAATATCCCAGAATGTATTTGTAACAACATTCACTAGACCTTTTGTTGCCTTTGTATAAGGATCAACAATTAAATCAGCACCGCCCCAGTTAGCAATCACTACATCACTGTAATTACCGAAAATGGCCCCGTGCAATGCTGTCCCAGAACCTTTAGTCAATGCCTTTGGCAATAGGTTTGAAGTCACAGCCTTATAACCCAAAAGCATATTGATTTGATTAGACGGCCAAACAAATTGACCAGAACCTTCATCCGCTTTAAGATTCTGCAAAAGTCCTCTGACTTCTGGCGTGACGATAAAGCCCATGTTTTCAACCTCTGCGTTTTCTGTCGCTATTTTAGTAAGCATTTCAACAAGTTTTGCTCTTGTCATAGCTCCACCATTTGCACCAATAGCGATAGTATTGATACCAGAATTATTAATTATTCCCTCTGGCTCGTTCCCAGACCCGCTACCGTTCATCGCAGCTTCATCAACTTTTCTAGCTATTGCGCTGCTCAACTCATTTCTTACCCAAGCCTCCACAGAATCCGACGTCTGGATCATCAGTTGTCTTGACATCTCAGTAAACGCCGCTAATCGTTTTGGCCTTAAAGAAACCAAGTTAACTGATGGCGTTGTCTCATGCTCATCCGTATGCTCACCAGACCAAGCCGCCGTGGCCAATTGATTACCGATCGGTAGATCAACATTACCCACCAGACCCGTCATCATAGTTGCGCCGCAAGCTTCCATCACTAGACTTGGCCTTAATGCAGGGACAGCAGCTTGAACATTAGTATCAACCAAATTGCCTGCAGTTGCAGCGACCCCAACTTCAACCCTTCTGGCTTCCATCATCATAGAAGGTACACCGATACCTCTAACAGATTGACCAGACAACGACAACTCATTGACAGCCTCATCATGCATTTCTTTTTCGATACCATCAAGCTGCTTTCCTTGCGCTTTTAAATTGATGGCCCTTAATACAGAATAACGCTTTTTTGCTTTAGCTTCTGGCGTCTCAGAAGTTGGCGCAGATGGCGCAGCAAATGCGGCCGCTCTGATATCCGCTTCATAAAGACGTTTCGCATCGGCGACCTCTTTTTCGGCGTCGGCGATCTCATCTTCTAGCTCGTCGAAAGCTTTCGTTTCATCCTCAGTGAATGCGCGAACTTCGCCGCTTTCGGTTTTCACCTTGTCGGTGATAGCTTTTTGCTTAAGGATTAAAGCACGTAGTTTTTTATTTGCAAAATCTAATCTTTGTTTCATTGAAAGTTATTTTTATAAATGATTTAAAAAGTAATTTTTTTTCTAAAATTGGTGGCCACTCACTTTATTTGATTTTCCCCAAAATAAAACCAAACGAGCAACCACCAAAAACTGAATCACAAGCAATTATCTTATTTTGAAATGCCTAAAAGATGCCTTCTGTTTTGGGATAATTTTATTTTTGTTGCCGTGATACCTGCACTCGATTTAGTTACTGAATCACTTGCCTTTTTTTGACCCTTCAAATAATCATCAAACGCTGCAGACCTTTTCAAAGCATTTGGATTTGATGGAATGTTGACTATTGAAAATTCAATAATTTCAATCTCATCAAAATAATAAGTGCCACTATCTTCATCATCTTCGATAACGCCCCAGTGTCCACGGATAGGAATAAAACCTATTGACGTGGCTTTTAAAGAACCAAAATCAACCTTACGGCGTATCTTGTCAGCTAATTTATTAAGCTCTTTAGGCTCAAATTCTACACGGCCAATCAATCGCCCTTCCTTATCCCCATAAAGCGATCCTTTACCGATCACAAAGTCTGGGTCTGGCTTTTGATTGTATCGCGCATGTAGTTCATGCTGATAAGAAACAACACCATTTTTATTAAAATTCTCAAAGCGGACGCCTGCAATATCCTTTATGGCCGTGCCATGTCTATCTGGTGAGGTATCAGAAACAACAAATTCATAAATGTTACTTTCCGCATCATCAGCACGCGTCAATGCACTGTCAAACATCACACGCTGCAGACGATCTTTTGAAATTTTATTTTTTGATTTTGACATAAAAAAAAGTTATTCTATAAATGATTGTAAAAACGAACTATAAATGATTGACTAAAAATGAACACTAAATATTTAATCCTTTTCTTTCTTTGACTCTATCTTCAACCCACTACGATCAAAGCCCTCAAACTCATCTACACTTACATAATTAAGCGGCAAAATGCGTATGTCACCACCGTCAAAACTTTTCATGTCTTCAAGCTGCCTAACTTCATTAAGAGAAAAAACACCGCGATCAATTAATTTTGTATAAAATTCTGTCCGTGCTTTTATATCACCCCGTAACAATCCTTTTAATTCTATTTTTACAAAATTCTTTGATGCATCCTGAAAGACTTTATTGTCATGTTCAATTTCAAACAACTTAGCGATTGGCATTAATGTATTGATAACATACTCATCGTTTTGCTGCTCGATATTATTGAAACTTGACTTATCCAGATGGCCAATTTTATGCGGTGGCATATTAAAAAACCGCGCCACATCAACAACCTGAAATTTTCGAGAATCCAAAAATTCTGCGTCTGCCATTGGCATTGCGTATTCATAAGGCTTAAAATCAAGCCCTTCCTCTAAGACACCTATTGTGCCTGCGTTTTCTCTGCCTGCATAGGAGTTAATAAAACTTTCTTGCAAACTTTCGCGTGCCCCTTTAGATAAGTTCCCTGCAATTGTTAAATAACCAGACATAAAAGCACCACGCTTGTAATAATCATTCCCAAATTCCTCAGCATTCAAAGCCAGTGCAATGCCTTGTCTTGCTATAGAAATACGAGACATACCCTTCACACCATCAAAAGAAAGATCTGCCAGATGGATCATATCATCTGAATCAATAATCTCACCCGTTTCATAATTTTTATACAACTTAACTTTAC